CCTCGATGGTTGAACCGAACAGAGCAATCTTGCGATCGCCGACCTTGATGCGATCCCCATCCACTTCCTTGGCCGTGTAGAACTCAACGAGTCCCTCTGCTGTATACGACGTGGATGTTGGATTCGTTCCAGCTGTCAACGATCCAGCAGTGCGTGTCCCAGGCTCGATCCGGATCAGCGTCGCGGATTGCGTCTGCCCTCGGAACGTGCTAGCAAACACAGCAGGAAGATCGACACCGAAGATACGGGTCATCCGAACGGCTCCGTCCTGTCAGACAGCGTAGGATCGCTGAAATCGGATGGATTGTCGTCAGGATCGGTGCCGAAGCTGGCTCCCTCCCATCCTGCAGCGAATCCAGCAAGGAGATAGAACACGAGCTCCTGCACGATGCGTGGAAGTCGAGTCTTTGATCCAGACGCAGAAGCGAACGTCACAGACGTACCCGCTCCCGTGCTGATGGATGAGACCCTCGGGGAGCCATCCTGATAACCTTGCTCTTGGATGAGGACAAGAGCTAGTTCGTAAGTTGCCTCGCGGATCGGCACTGGAACAACAGTGTTTGCGATGGCATCCCCGTACCGATCTATTGCACCCTCCCTCGGCCACTGGAGCGCTTGACCAGAGACTGCGATTGTACCCATCCACTGGGATCGATCCAGCATCCGAGTAGCGGTCACAAGAGCTGAGTCCTTCGTCCCTGTCGAAGCTGCTGTCCAAGCACTGGCGTGGATGGCATCGGCGAAGTAGGTTGTAGCTTGCGCTTGCGTGACGTAGGAATTTGCAGTGGATGGACTCGTGTCCCAAGCAATAAGACTCATGCTAGCTCCTTATCAAAGAACCGCCTAATGCACTCTGGACATGTATCCGTGAACCGATACGCAACCATCTTCTCGATACGATCCTCGTGAAGCTCGGAGTGCACTGAGATAATCACTAGCCATCCCATCGAAACCCAGTGCTCCAGATCGTCGATAGAGATCTCGATGGACTGATTGGTCATTCCTTCTTCGGAGCCTCATCCGTCACTGGAGGAGCTTGCCGAACAGGACGACGTCGGAAGTGCTGAGTAACGATGACCCGATCTTCCTGCCCAGGTATCGACTCTGTGCTGATCTCCGGAGCCCCTTCCGACTCCATGCTCGGGTCATCGATCGGGGACTGGAGTGACTCGTCTGGAGGAGTCATCGCATCCAGACCTGGAGCCGTGTCGAGGTCAATCCTGGGCAAACCGACAAGGTCACGGACCGCATTGATGGCTGGGTCGTCCGGGGCGAGGATTGCTCCCGCCGTGGCCATCTGCGCGAGCGCTCCCGTGATGCTCTCGATGTCGCGGTACTGCACGGAGTCGGTCTTGAACCAAGGCATCAACTCCTCATCCCAACCATTCATTGCCCACAGAGGCTTGAGAACATCGTTGCGGAACGTCTCCTTAAGCTCCGTGAGAGTCGACTCAACCATGAGACCGAAGTTGTGTGTCTTGTCCCGGGACAGGGCCTGAGTTCCACGCTCCTGGCCCAGGAGTAGACCGTCGATGCCGAGGATGCGTGCCATCTCGAAGTCCAGACGTGTGATTGCAGCTGCGACGGCTCCTTGAGATGACGACCCTCCGCTGAGAATGTCCACATCCCACATCCTCGTACCACTCGGAGACTTGACCGCATCCCCACTCTCATACGTTCGCGAGTCGAGGATGAGACCTAGGTTTGGATTCCTGTTATGGTTCTCCACGAACGCGCGAACCGGAGCCTCCAGCTGCGCCTTGAGACCTGGAGTGAGCTCCCCCTCGTCAATGGCCTCCTGCATCGCGGAAAGCGGCATGCGACCGACGGGAACACCGCTCAGATCGGTCTGGAACGCAACTCCCTCCAGGTTCTCGTAGATGCGACGGACGCGCGCCGGTTCATAGACTTGCCGCAAGAGCCCGACGCCTTCCGGCGAGTCGGACAGTGACTCGTCAACGCAGTAGACTACCTTGTTCCTTGGCAGGTAGAGCTCCTGATTCGTCGACGGAGCCATCTGCGTCATCCCAAGGATCACTCCATCGTCGGCGACATCCCACCGAAAGATCGTAGACTGAGGACGCGTCGCGATGTCTCTGTACCCAATAACTCCATCCTTGCGGCGAATCGCAATCCACTCCGCAAGTGAGAAGCCGTAGAACGGGAACATCCCACTCCGTCGGACGATGCGATACCACGGGCTGTCCAGTCCGTAGATGATGTCCTCGACTAGCTCCGCGAGCCTCACAGCCTCTGGATTGTTCTCATCCGTCGGCTCCGCGTACCATGTAGGCTTCGCAATAAGATTGAGGAACCAGCGCACTCCCGCCGCAACGATGGATGTATTGACGAGAATGCCGGAGTACGTGATGTACTTCTTCGTCCCGACGAGCGCTGGATTTCGTTCGCCGCTCGAGATATGACCACCGTAGACAATGGTTCCACCGGAGCCGAGGATATCACCTGGCTTGACCTTCTTTGGCTTGGAACTTGAACCGCGGAACATGTCGAAGATGCTCATTGGACGTTCACCACCGATCCACCAGCGAACTTCCGCGGGCGGTTCTTCTTGAGGTATATGACAGCTTGACTGAGGGAGTCTACTTGATCATCCCGCGCGCCATTCGGGAACGCAGCGAACTCTCCAACGAAATCAACTGTCCACAGAGTGCCTTCCGGGAGTAGGATGTGACCCGACTCCACGTCGGGCTCGAGAGCCGAAGCTCTCGACTCCTTACCTCCCTTGGGTTCAATGGGGATTATGCCTGAGACACGTTGCCTGAGGCTGTCGATGACTGCCGATCCATTAGCCTTGTCCTCGATGAGAACCCGCTTGCATTGCGGATACTCCGCGAGAAGACCACCGACGACACGCTTCTGGTCATCATCAAAGATCGCGATCTCGTCGAGCGTGCGACTGAACGACATATGATCCGTCTTGTTGGCCAAGATGAAACGGAACGGGCCGGAGCATCCGATAGCGAGCATGGACACTCTCGAGCCAGTGATCTTGTTCTTGAACGCCGCATCCACGGATATGACGATCTGCTCGAAATGGGACGGAAGCTCCATCGCCGCATGAAGCTCTTCGCATCCAGGAGGCCTCGCCGTGCCCATGGGAGACTTGTAGAAGCGCCACCAGATCTTCTTGAAGACACCACCTCCGCGCGGAGATGGACGCTGCTGAAGCTGTCCTTCGACGGCGAAGGAGCCGCCCCATGCGGACAACTTCTTCTTCAGCTTGATGACACCTTTCTCATCGAATCGTTCGGGGAACGCCAACTCTCCTTCTTCTTTTCGAGGATCCACCCATCCGATGGACGTCGCTCGCCTCTTCTGATCCGCCTCGAACTCCATCGGGATATTCAGATGCTCGAACCCAAGATCGTTCTCAAGGATGTGACCGGCGACATCGCGCTGATGAGTCCTTTGCATGATGACGATCGTCGCGGTCTTGTCGTCGTTCGTTCTCGAAGGTAGAGTCTCGGCGAACCACTGAACCGTCCCCTCTCGGATCGATTCAGACTCAGATCCCTTCACCGAGTGCGCGTCATCAATGATCAAGCGATCAGCCCGCTCTCCTGTTCCCATTCCGCCGACTGATGTCGCGATCTTGTATCCTCGCTTGTCGGTATCGAATCGCGTCTTCGCGTTCTGATCTCCAACGAGCTTGAACCGATCACCCCAATTCCTCTTGTACTCTGGGGAGTTGAGGATGTACCGACACCGACGATTGTCTCGAGTTGTGAGAGACTCCGAATACGACCACGATATGTATTGAAGCCATGGACTGTTCCGCGGACCCCACTCCCACACCGGGAAGTACACGTCTGTCGACATTGACTTGCTGAAGCCTGGAGGCACGGTCATCAGCAGATACTGGATCTGGTTCTTGTGAACAGCCTCGAGATGATCACAGATCGCTTCAATCGCCCACCCGCGGATGAACGGTCTGTTCGGATGGAGGACGAACCAGAATCGATGTATGAAGTCGATCAGATGCTCTTCAGAGTCCACCCGATCAAGATCAGTCATGGCAAGATCAGGATTCGCTATCATCAGGCGAATAGGATCAGGGAGCCGACGATCGTGGAACCCCGTGTTCCCATCAGCAGCTGTATACGGAATAGCCATCCAGATCTAATCCTCGCTTGGATCATCCGGCATGTGGAATGTCCCCATCGGCGGCCCAGGAACGATGTCAGCTCCCGTCGCCCCATTCTTCTCGTCTTCCTTGATGATCTCGAGAAGCTCGCGAAGTTTCGCTCTCGCTCTTGTCGATAGCGCTCCAAGATCGAAGTGCTGACGGAAGTTCATGGTTCCCGTCATCTCGATCTCTTGCTTCTCGCGGAAGCTTGGATCGTGACGCTTCAAGAACATCGCCATCAGACCGTCGCTGTACTTCCGCTCGTGAGCGACTACTTCATCCCTGTTTCTCCCGCCCATGATGGGGACCACGAACCCGTCTCTTGCCCTGATCGCGGCAGACTGATGGAATCCAGCCTTGAATCGATCGAGCGCGTCCTCACAGAGAGCGGCGAAAAGAGGGTCACGATCCCTCGCCAATTTCGCTTCAGCGCCTGAAGTGTTGACCGTGTCCGCAGCTGTGATGTAGACCCCAGTTTCCTGGAGGGCGGTGAGATACCGCTCCCAGAGATCCTCTGTGAACGGGACGCGATTTCTAACCCCGCGGGTCATGGACCAGTTCTTTCACGCGCGATCCGACGAACCATGACCCGACTGTACCGCCCGGAAGGCGAGATATGCAATGAGATTCAGACTCGACACCTTTCAGGACGGATAACATTGTTATCGTTCATCAAGTCGCCCAGTGAAGGTGATCTGCAGGCTGTTAGACTCACAGATCTAATATGGCTACTACTTAGCAAGGTTAACCCCATACCGAATTATTTGTAGAGGAAAATTAATACTAGAAATAATCTCATACAAAAAACAGAAGGGGGGGTTGTGGCTTGCTAGTTAGGTGTCTATTAGATTCGGAACTCATCAATCAAAGACGATCACACTGGGCTGAAAGACTAAATCTCCCTCACACTCTGGCCACTTTGACCTTGCAACCTAATGCACTTGTGTGCTAAGATCCCATCCATGGAGCAGCAAATAACCAGATTCGTCATACCCAAGTTCCACTCTCGTTTAATGGAGAAAGCACCACCAAACATCATCATCACCGAACCATCCATCCCAGAGAAGACGTCTCAGTACGACGAACAGATCTCCGCGACTTCCCTCGCCAACTGGGCAATCTTCAGCATCGGTCTCAGAACCCTCAGGGCTCTTCAACAAAGCTGCGCAGACAGGATCGAATCCCTGGGTATCATAACCTCAAGAGTTTCAGCCTTCTCGATCACAAATGAATTAGTAGAACTGTCGGAAAAAGATGCAGACAATATTGTGGAGTATAATCTCGAGAACTTCTACAAATCGTTGATCATCATTGCTCGCGGCGCGAGTGAAGCAAATCAAGCCAGAGCGCGGATGAACATTGCCAGAGCCTCTGCCGATGTCGTCATCAGAGCGTCTCGTCACCTCGGAGAAAGCATCTGGCAAGAAGTCGCCGACTTCTGCGACAGCGATCTCTCGATCAGTGAAATCATCTGGGCAGAGCCGATTCCAGATCGCAGATCATCGAATCGCAAACCACCAGGAGTGAGACTCCGCCGCACAGTCCAGATCATGCTCAACGATGATGACTACCTGCGCCTCCTCGAGATCTCTTCTGAGCAGACGGTCAGTAACTACTGTCGCAAGGTGCTACGCGATCACCTCGCTGGTGTGGGCTGACGCCCGTCGCTCGC